GTTGCCGCTCCTGTCAAGTTAATCTTTAATTGAAATTCACTTCCTTCGATTACTGGAATATCAGAAATGTAATTACATTCAGATGGATCGGGTGAGTTAAACTTGTATCTCTTGTAGGAGTCTCCTCCCCTGCGTGGATTGCATGGCGTTTTTAGAACGGGTGAACATGGGTTACACCCATAGGTCGTTGGAACTTTAAGCTCGCTCCAGCATGGATAGGAGTCTGGTCTGAACTCAGCTTTGCTTGTTACCTCTCCTTTGATTTCAGATAGCCACATTTCTCCACCAGTGATTCGCTTCCTCAAGAATTTGTTTGATGCTCCGCTTTGCGCGAAGTCATACCTTCCCGATGTGAAGAAGGATTCGATTGCTCTAGTCCCATTAGCACCGAAATCACTTCCAGTAGAGTTAGTGAACTCATACAATCTATTCTTATTATCGTTATCGAATGAGAATCCAAATCCGCGCTTCTGACCAGTGATCAATGCAGATAGCAGTTGGGTTGGTCTAAAGCCCGTCCAGATGCCATTCCAGCGAAAAGAAAGCTGTGCGTCAGGTGAGGGTGAAGATGATTGGTCTAGGTCAAGGACTACCATTCCCCGATGATACCTATTCAGTCCTTCTACCCCAGCCGCCCGATAGGTTTCTGGTGCTACTGTGCTGATCAGATAGTTATCGAAGAACATTGTAGAAGCGAACTGCTTCAACCAAGGAGTATCATTTGATACCCACTTGTTCACTTCCCTAGATAGTTTACGAAGCGAGAAGTATCTGGCAAATTCAGATTGGCTATTGGAATAGAATGCCCAGCCATCGTGTGATCTGAACCAAAGCTCAGAGTTAGCTAAAGCTGTAGATGGTGATGTGCATCCCCGTCCAAGCAAACTGATCGTCTGCATATTGGTTAATGCCCATTGTGATCTTGGGATACTGACATCCATTGCGAATGCTCCGTTAGCAGTTAGGATGACCAATGCACCTTGGGCGCGGAGGTTGGTTCCAATCTGTGGCATTACTTTCATGCCTGTGATATTCCCCATCATAGATGGAGTGGAGAACGCCCCACCCTCTGCCCAGTATCCGATTTCTGTGAAGTTCTCGGTATTCTTGGTGTCGGTGAATCCTGCCCCATAGATAATATCTGAAGCGTAGATTTGATTAAGTCTATCAGTTACGAATACTCGCCCGAAAGCATACTCCATGATAGTACCAATCGGCATCTTCTTGAGGTATGGATTCAGCCTATACGCTGGTACACTCAAGTCTCCGTCCCACGCAATAGCATTCTGGTATCCGTTCTGGATATACACTCGATCTTCAGCTTGCACGAAGATTGTGTGCATCATGCCGGGGTCATTTCCTTCGATCAACTTATAAGCGTAGGCTATGTTGTTTACTACTTTTAGGAAGTAGATCACCCCAGATACTGATAGAAGAATCCCATCGTTGGTATTTAAGTTAGTTGCCCGATATGGGAATGAACCTTGGAAGCTACCATTCTGAATATCGTTAACGATAATCTCATCTTGGCCTTCCCCTGCTACGATTGGGATGTTACGGATGCTCGGCCTTGTCCTGTTAATGCCGCCTCGGAATGTCCTATTAACAGACTCTGCCACCATTGATGGAGGCAAATACGATGGGTGAGTATCTGCGTCTTGCGCTACGATACTTGTGAACCCATCAAAGACTGATCCATCTGCTGGCATTAGAAAACGATAAACAAATCACCAGTTGCGTTTCTATAAATGCTATTTACTGCAAGACCACCAGCAATTGCCGCTGCGTTACTTGCGTATACTGACAATCCAGTAAGTTTAGGTATTCCATTAATCGTTGTATCACCAGTGATGGTTGCCGTGCTGTTAATAGTTGTGGCTCCATCAACTCTTGCTGTTCCCGCAACATGAAGTGTAGCTGTTGGTGCGCCAGTTCCAATGCCTACATTAGCTCCATTAAAAGAAGTGGCTTTAGTTACTGCTGTGCTGGTGTTATTAAAAGTAAAAATCCCATCACTTGCTCCATCAAATACCATATCACCATCAGTTGGATGGAAAAATTCAAATGATCCACCTTTTAAGGGATTGGTATTTGTGCTTTGAATAGTGAGAGAAGTTCCGTCTACCGTGTTAATTACAACACCATTTCCAAATAGGGATTGATTGATAGAGAGTGCAGTTGATGATGCTGTGTTTGTGATAGCAACAGTCTTTGCTGTTACAGCACCAGTAGAAGCCAATGAAGCTACGCTTGCTGCTCCAGATGATGTCAATGATCCAACATTTGCTGCGCCCGTTGAAGTGATAGAAGTTGCTGTAAGCGCACCAGTAGAAACCGCGCCAGTAGTAGTCAATGGCTGGCTACCAAGATCAACTGGGCCAACTTGAAGAACGCTATTGATCGTAGCAAACTCTACAATCCCAGTTGTGCTTTTACCAAGGACAGTATTGTTAGCTCCATTCGTCCAAGTCAGATTGCTAGCACCATCAGTCTTCAAGACTTGCTGCGCTGCTGGTGTCTGGATGGTCTTCTGGCAAGCAGCAGAGTCTTCTACTACCAATCGTTTACCATTAGCTGTTGTTTCTAGTGGTTCACAAAGCAAAGGATATTCTGAATCGCAGGGTGGGCAGGGAGTGCAAGGTGTGCAGAGGCTCATAGTATTTGTAGAATTATTGCTATTGTTATTACGATCAACGAAGGGATTGTCAAGTCTGCAATCAATGCTTTTGAGAATATGTTAGCTTATTAATGTAACTAATCGGCTTGTGATCATCCAAAGCAGAGATATAATTGCCTTTACGAAAATCCTTGATTAATGATAGTGCCATATCTTTTGATTTTTTAATCAAACCAATTTCTTGCACATTGCCAATTCGGTCAATGTACAGATTTGTGCCATGATGCCTAAACCCCATCCATAGTGGTGGTAAAAAACAAGCGTAGTCATTTGTATTTTGTACTCTAAAATGTTTGACTTTTAAATGCTTTACAAAATCACCATCACCGACTCTGGGTGAACCAAATGTAATAAGAGTATCAACCTTATCTTGCAATCTCGATGCAACAATTGTAGCGATTCCCGCGCCCAAACTATGACCAGTTATAAACAATTTGTTTCCAGCAATATGTTGAGCGATTTCATCAACTACCGATTTCCATAATTTATTTGCTTCTTTTTGAAATCCAGCATGAACCTTGCCTCCGCTTTCTTTTTCTTTACGGACATTTAAATCAGCTAAAATATCTGACTTTTCCGTTTTATTTATGCCAGTAAATGATACTTGTGTGCCTCTAAAAGACAACGCAATACCATCATCTTTTTTAGTTAAATAACCTTGCGCTCCATCAATATCAAAATACTTTATTACATTATAACCGATGTCTTGAAATAATTTAACGGATTGAGACAAATCTTTTCTTGTCGCATAGTTTATTTTCATAAACTCTAATAATTTCTCTTCATCCATGTAAGTTATTAGGATAGTTTTTCACTCTTGGTAATCTTCTGGATTATCGTGCTTGCTTGGGAAGTCAGAAGGCCAGTTCATAGTTTATGTATTATTGCTTCGGCTTATTTCGTCCCAACCAGTTCCTGATCTAATTAATGAAATTCTGTCATTTACATTATCTAAAATAAAATCTCCAGCTAAACTTAAATTTCCCACTGCATCTTTAAAGGTAATATCTCTAAAAGAGCTTGCACTTCTAAAGACTACTATATCTCCAGTTGTTCCACCATTAATGCTAGTAAGATCATCTGTTGCGGATGAACCTTCAGTATCTACTGTTATCGTAGCAACTCCTGAAGGAATGGTTATTGCGCCACTTGCAATAACTGGATTTGTTGTTACTCCAGTTTGAATATTAGACCTTATTGTATAGTCCGCCCCACTGCTTACTGATACAAGTCCCGAATCTTTATCCCATATATTATTTATTATAGTGCTATATTCTGGTTGTACTGCAGGAGTTTGTCCATCGTTTTCAAGACGAATAGGAATCATATTTTCAAAATAGTTACCATGAATTTGCGCTCTTGTTGTTCCCATTAATTTAACGCCATATCCACTACCAGTAACAAAATTTTTAATAACATTATTACTTATTGTTGGGCTGTAGAAAGCTCCATTAAGTCGAATACTATCACCAAGACATTCGCGGATTGTATTTCCATCAATAACCCAATTTCTAAAATTTCCTGTGTTTTGTGTTTGTTCTAAATAAATTCCAATTTGAGAAATATCACTTATCACATTGTTGATAATTTTTACATTATATGGCTTTGCTCCTGATGGAAGACCGGGATCATACATTCTTATGCCATAACGCATTTCGTATAAAGCATTGCTTTCAATTACCAAGTCGCTTGCTGTTAGAGATAGGTATATTCCATCACCAGTTGTGTTTCCAATATTGCGAATTGAATTGTTTGCAATAATCCCCCTGCGAACGCGAATATCCATTCCCCTTGCACACCCTGCAATGTAGTTTGAGGTTATTGTAAATTGCTCATTTGATTCATGTGTTGCAATAGCAGCAGACCAAGTTCCATTAACTGTATTTGAATGAATCACACAATTTCTTCCAACTCCCGGAAGAACATTCTCTGTCCAAGCTATGCCGTGCTTTCCTCCAGTAAAGGAATTATTTTCAACATAAATAATGGAAGACGCTCCCTTAATTGCTATCCCATATTGAATTACATTTAGAAAACTATCGTTGCCTCGATATGCTTGGAGTGTGCTATTATTGTCAATATTTACAATATAGCACTGAGATATGCTAATTGCTTGATAGTCGCATCTTGTAATTGTGCAATCTCTTATTGTTAGCTTTTTGCAATATGTCGCACCAATGCCAATATCACTTGTGGATGTATCTGATCCAGTTGGGCCTTTGCCAATTATGTTTAGTCCAAATATTGAAACATCTTGATGCGGTGTAACTTTTTGTATTTTAGCACTATCTGATGTATTGTATGTATCGTCAAGCGCACCATCAATATTAATAGTAGTGCCACTAATGTTTCTTATTATTGCAAATTCACCAATTTTTTGGGTTGTGATTCCACCAATTGAAGCTAATGGAACAAGCTTATTGCTGGATATTAAAATTAAATCTCCAGCAACCAATCCAGAAGAACTTGAAACTGTAATAGATTTATCCCCTGTTATTGCATTTGCAGTAAGTGAAACATCTGATCCAATTGTTCCACTAACACTTAATCTCTTATCATTATCCCCGGTTTCAAAATTTAATGTAGCCCCATATCCATATATTGTTGTTTTGTTTGCAACATTTATTCTTGAAGTGCATTTATATGTTCCTTCTGGAAGATATACAATTCCGCCATTTGCTCCTAAACTACTAATGGCATCTTGAATAAACGTAGTAGAATCAACTACTCCAGTAGGATCAGCACCGAAATCCAATACATTGACCACATCAGCAAACCTGTTAGCCAATGTCCTTGCTACTGCTGCCGCTCCAGTTCCAGAACTTGCTCCATTGGTTGCTGCTGTGAATAGTGAGCCTACTACATACGTTTGTCCCGTGGTTCCAGCAATAGTATTCCATTCCAATTGCGTGGTTGTTCCAAGAGAAGTGATCTTGTATTGCTGTGCTACAATGAATAATCCTGCGGAGATTCCTGTTGATCCAGTAGAGACGATTCCTTCTAGGACGTTTTGAGTTGCTTTAGTTAGTGCCATAATATTTTATTTTGCTGTCCATCCTATATTTGTAGTTGTTCCAGATTCTTTGACCCATAAAGTTTGCCCGGCTCCTCCAGATTTATTTGTGTATAGACTACCTAGCGGTGCGGCTACAACTGTTTCTGGACTTCCTATTCCAGTATATATTTCCGCGAATCCATATAAAGAAACTATCACAATAACCGATCCTGCTGGGACTGGTGACGACATTGTTAACACATATGGAGTTCCGATTGCGATTGAATAATTGATTGGGTCTTGTATCACTCCGTCTATTGCGACAAGATATGCGTTTGGATTTGTTGTGATTGCGCCCGTTATGTTAAATGTAACATCTGTTCCATCTCCAACATAAGACCATCTCAATCCACCAAACGATGTTTGTAGTGCTTCGATTTCATCAAGAATAGCTTGAGCTTGCTCTTCTAGTATCTTGGCTAATCTTGCATAGTAAGCTGCGCGATCTGCAATCGCATTTACTGCGGACTCACTTGGGCCGCATGGATTGCATTTTGAACTTCTGGAATTTCCGCAACTCATAATATATTTATCGTTAACGATAGTTTGGGTTTAGTCAAGCGTTTTTATGCTGTAGAAAGAGAAACTACAACAAGTATACTTCCACTTGGCACAGTTGAAATTGTTAATGTCCTTGGAGAGACATTGTTTATTGTATAGTTTGCTGGGGCTTGAAGGACTCCATCAATCTGAGCAATATATAGAGCAGAAACTAAACTGCCAGTTGTATTTCCAGTAAGCGTCCAAGTGGTTGTTGACCCATTACCAGTAAATGTCCAAACACTACCAGCGTTGGATGTAGGGATTACCCCTGTTGCTCCTTGTGGCCCTGTTGCTCCTGTTGCTCCTGTGAGTCCAATAACTCCCGTTGCTCCTGTTGCTCCCGTCGATCCTTGACCTCCAACAACGCCAGTCGCGCCTGTACTGCCTTGAATACCCTGTGCGCCTGTAGCTCCAGTGCTTCCTGTGGAGCCTTGCCCTCCCGTAACTCCAGTCGCGCCTGTGCTACCAGTCGATCCTTGAATACCTTGAATACCTTGAATACCAGTTGCTCCTGTCGATCCTTGTGATCCAATGGCTCCAGTCGCGCCTGTGCTACCTTGCACTCCTTGAATGCCCGTGCTGCCAGTTGCTCCTTGAATCCCTTGGATTCCTGTTGCGCCAGTGGAACCTTGGACACCTTGATTGCCCGTGGCTCCCGTAGAACCCTGTCCTCCGACTACACCCGTTGCCCCTGTAGAACCTTGGATACCTTGAATGCCAGTTGCTCCTGTGCTACCAGTTGAGCCATTTGATCCAGCAGTTCCTGTTGCGCCTGTGGAGCCTTGACCACCAGTTAATCCTGTGGCTCCAGTGCTGCCAGTCGCACCTTGTATTCCTTGGATACCAGTGGCTCCAGTACTACCCGTGGCTCCATTCGCGCCTATGCCAGTCGCGCCTGTGGCTCCTAATCCTGTAGCACCAGTAGCTCCGCTTGCCCCAATAGCTTGTTGAGCAAGACACGCTGAATACGCCGCGCTTTTAGCGGATTCTTTAGCTGACCTCGCATAAGAGGCAACTATAATAGTCTCATTGCAGCAATCTTTCATAATTTTATCGTTAACGATAATTTAGCTTCAGTCAAGTCGTTTCCACTAATAGATAGGGAATAGTCTTTTGGTTGTATCTAGTCATTTCTGAGTAGACGAGATTGATGAACCCTTCCCACTGTGGCGGGTAGATCGTTTGGCAACCCAGCGACGATGTGCTGTTGTATCCTCCCCGATGTATGTTAATAGCGATTCCCATATCATCCCCAATCCCATCCCGCGTGACTGGCAGTTCTTCTTTTGGGTTAGAAGGTCGAAGCGCAGGGTAGCCGCCTCCGGGTTTACTAATACCATGATTCCCCTTACGGAACCTATGAATGCCCGTTTTGAGAACCGCAATACCTTTCTTATGAACTGACGGATCAGTATTCGCATTGAAAGTAGCATGAACAGAAGGAGATAAAAGTATAATCGCATCGTCGTAGATGCCTCTTTGATTGCCTGATGGAGCAAATGTTTCGGAGTAGTATCCACGGATTCCGACAAGTGCAACACGATCAACGATTCCCGATTTGATTACCATCGAGAGCGTCTTCTCCTTTGCTTGCTGCGGTCGGGAGTTTGGAACCATTAGCCTTTACGAACTACATTGATGAGTCCAACAAGTCCTAGTCCTGCGACAATGATAGATTCTTGGAGTTCTGGTTCGATCTTAACCCCAACTGCAATAGCAATTAGGATCAACCCGCGCCATGTCGAGTTTTCACTCAGTTTTTCGAGTAGTGTAGTTAGTAGGTTTTTCATTTTTTAAGTCCTTTAATTTCTGGGAGTTCGTAACATAGTGTACCGTAGTCTGTTTTGAAACATACACTAGGTGCTTTAAACCCAGCGCATCCCGTTAGGAATGCCATGCCCAAGAAGATAAACGATAATAATATCATTGCTACTGCTATTTGTTTTGGTTTCATTTTTTGAATATTTGTTTTGACATATAGATGCAAGTAAGGATACCAGCAATAATGCTGATTAGCCCACCCGTCATTCTAATTGACGCTTCTATTTCTGGTAACATTGAAATTATAAATCCCGTTGTAGAGATGACAGTACCCATTAATCCGTGACTGGTTGCGTT